CTGCCATTGAGTTAATAGTTGTGCCTTTGTCTGTACCTGTGACCTTGACTGTGGTCAAGAAGCCTAGATTCTGCGTATGGCTAACGATGTCTTGTAGTATATCTTTCATTAAGAATTCTCCTGTATATTAAGATTATATTTAGATCTTGAGTAAAAAGCAACCTAGAAATCACTCAAAATCGAATAGTTTTGCGAATGTATTGTCCGACCTTGTTGAACTGATGTCCCATTCCAAAACACCAATAAGGTTTCCTAACTTCTCATCTATCACAGTGGTTTCCATCTCTGCATCATTGAAAGGCAGATCCTTGAACCACTGCGGCAATCTCAGTTCATCCACAGGATAGGCCACGGAAGTATGCCCCATAGGATTGTCTTTGATCTTACATACAATTACTTTCATGCCATCTACTATCTGCATGGAGTATTTGTCATCCATCATACGCCTGAGAGTGTTCCAATTCAACGAAGCTCTAACATGCCCGGGCATATTGGTCTTGCCTGCTTTCTTTTCTTTGGCAGCGTATTCTGTGATATTGTTAGCTCGTTTAGGCGAGCCCTTTTCCCAACCCGGTCGAGTTTTAAATTCTGTGCGGAAATCAGTGATATATTGCAGTATCTCTTCTTTGGTCACACCGGTTAGAGTTTTAGTCAGCACCTCACTCAAGAAGTCTTGTATAACAACCGGGGTATCTGAACGCTTGAGGTCAAGGCCCATGGCTTTGATCTTGCCTGGTTTGCCTTCTGTGTCTGCTCGTTTGCCTTCTTTGTCGTAGTAGAGCACTGCATATCGCTTCTTGGTAATGAACAGTCCTTTGCTTGCAACAATCTCGCGACCTGCTTTGATGACCTCGGCTCTGGTTCGAGGAACATGAAATGCGTCCTGCATGAATTTGACAAATGTGCCATTGACTGTATCTCCTATAGTATCATAAAGTTCGACCACTGATTCTCTGTTCCAGGGAATCAGACCTTTCTCAATGTCTTTTTTCAGGGTAGCATACGCTGAAAAATAACAAGAGTCTGTGTCACCGTAGATTACTGCTCGACCAATATGGTCATACTCTCCAGTGATAATTTCGTTTACTTTTGATGCCATGTGTTTGGCAATTTGCCGGCCGGTCAGTGTAGTTGACTGTCCGATTCGGTTATCAAAGAATCTACAGCCTGGATTTAAAATCGCACCATAGAGACTGTTCAACAGAATCTTCTTGACCAACTGTCGTTTGTCCCAGTATTCTTCTTCAATCTTGTTGCCAGCTTGGATACATTCTTTGAGCTTGGCCTGCATTTCTTTACGTTCTTTATACCAACGAGCCAGCAGTCCTGATATCACTCCTTCAGTTTCATATGTGAATATAGTGCCGTTAGCTGAGATCATCCAGGGTTGGTTGCTGTCAAATATAAGATCATAGGCCTGAGCCGCACTTAGCGTATCCGAACCACCACCTTCCCAATCAACAGTGACTTCACGACCTACTTCTCTGTTCATCACGGCAGAATATTCAAGACTACCAAATATACCTTCCCATGCTGATGCAAATGACTTGCCCTTGGACATTTCTGCTGCAATAAAATCCTTGGTTCCATCCTGTCTCAACTGACCCACGATGGTTTCAGGACCCATATTCAAAGCCCGAATAGCACTAGGATAGAGACTGTTAATGTCAAGAGAGCCAATCCACTCATGTATACCTTTCTTAGGATATGCAACGTAAGCCCCAGCAGCCTGCGTGTCTCCGTGCTCTTCCATCTTTTTGCGATTAGGAACTATCATACCTCTGCGGTGAGCTTCGTTGATGATAGCTTGTTCAGTCACAGCCACCGCACCCATAGTAGTTGCTAACAGCACTGTGTTTTCGTGTGCAATAGTATTAGCTAAGTCGATGAATTTCAGTTTCTTATCTAGATCATCTAGCAGTTTACAATCGTTGATGTTGTATTCGACGAATGTTTTAAAGTCATTGTTGTATAGTTGATCAAGTGTACCTTCATACTGAGTCTTTCTCTGACCTAGTTCATATTCGGCAATGGCATCTAATCGATAGGTGTGACGTTCTTCATAGGTATACTTGCGATAAAGTTCAAGACTGTCTATATGCACACGACCAATGAAGTCATATGTAGTGGCAGTTTTACCGAACTTTTCATATTCGCGTTTCTTAGGCAAACAGTTCCATAGACAAAATCGTTTGGTATCCTCTTTGCTGAGAACCTTGGTGACACGATTAACTGTGTATGGAATATCGAACCCTTCTGAATTCCACCCACTTAGAACATCTGCATCTTGTATAAGATCCAAGAATGTGTTTAACATGTCTGCTTCGTTGTCAAACAGCATGGTGTTGGGGAATTCTTCAACCTGCTTGGTAGCTTCAGCCATGCTGAGTGTTTTAGGAGGTATGGCTAGGCATACCATGGTCTCCATCCATTGTAGATACACAGCGATAGCAGTGATGGGCATGAATGCATCATCTGGTGAAGCATAGCCCCGTTCAGGATCAAAGTCTACCTCAATGTCGAAAAATGCTACATTTAGTTTAGGAGCATCTTGATTGAGATAATGATCTTCTAGACATCTATAGATAGGATTGATGTCTGACTCGTGGAGTTTCTTGTTTGAATGTATGGCAAGTTCTTTGCGATGTTCTTTGACATTCTTTGAACTTACACGGCTAAGAGGTTCACCCTTGATGGATTGGAACTTGCCTTTGGGGTCGTTGTAATAGAATATATGTTTGGCAGCATAGTCTTTGAAATGTCTCTGCCCTTTGTCGTCACGCTCAACGACACGTATCATGTCATCGTCGCGATCGTAGTATGCGTCCACGAAACTCATTTTTTCTCCTATGCAATTTTAGGCTTGCAAATACCAATGTGCGGTTTATGGCCCGCCTACCTTCTTACTTTATTTAATTAATTAGCATTCTTGCTAGGCCGAATGTGTCAATTGCGGTTAGCAAGATGTAGTTAGCCAACATGCCAAACGATTTCCGAGTATAAGCAGCCCAAGCATACATGGCACAGCCAGCGATCCAAATAGGATACAAAACAAGTAAAGGCGGATTGGGAACTGTAAGCGCCATAGTGATTGAGCAGCCGATACTAACAGCCCAAGCAAGCAGCTCAATAACGAAACGGAAGCGATTGCTTTGCCAGTCATCTCTGATCCAATCAAAAGTTGGTTTTAATAATTCATTCATTCAGGAAGTTTTTTAGTAACACCGAGAATCATTTCAATCTCGCTCCACTCTGCTTCATGGTCTTTCCAATTGTCTTTGTGTGCGATGCGTATGGCTTTGTTGATCCAACTGGGTTTGATTTGTAATTCTTCTGCGACAGCTTTAACAGTTTCTTTAAGACCTTCGTTGAGATCTTCTACTTCACGAAGCACATTAGATCCTTCGTTGATTAATCTTTCGAGTTTGGCTTTTTCTTCCGGTCCATACATTTTTGACATTTGTTCTCTCCTATACGACTATTATATAGTCAAAGAAAAAGCCGGTCAACTAATTGCCGGCTTTATGTTACCAAACGGTAAATCTATTTAACTAGAACCGTCTCGGTCCATTCCAATTTGAGACAAGAACATAATACCTAGTACTCCTGGAATAATTAACCAAGCCGGGCCACCGAATATTCCTGCGATTGTTGCGGCTGCGCCTCCTAGTATTCCTGTTAAACTTGAAAGTTTTTCACCTAGTGTAGCACTCGGTGCCCAAGCATCAATGCCACCTAATGTTCCTCGGCCACTCTTTGGATCTTTTTTCTTTTGACCGAAGAAGTCACCTACTGGACCTTCTTCGATAGATTCTGCAGCAGTTTCAGGTTTAGCACCCAGTGCTTTGGCCACTGCTTTGATATTTGCTAATGTGAAATCACTTTTATCTGCACGGTCTTTACCTAACACTTGTTTAGCAACATCTGCCATTTTATCTTTTTCTTGATCTGAAAGCTTTGGTGCCAGTTTAGACATTAGCAGGCTTTTGACTTTGTCCATCGTGCCTTCATCTAAACGTGAGCGATTTTCAACTATTTTTTTTCTCGACTCGCTCAATACATCATACATTTCAAATACGCCACCGTTGCGTTCATAGACCAGTCCTGCGTATAGATCAGCTTTCATGCCTTCGCCTAGTTTGCTCTGAGCCACACGTTCGGCCCAGGTAAACAATGCTTTGTCTACAGGATCGATCTGTTGTTGGCCACCACTTTCTTGAACTAGTTGGACCATCTGTTTGAAAGATAATTTTGTTTCTACACTTTCTTTAACAGTTTTCTTCTTGCCTTTTGGCATCATTGCGCTTTCAGTTTTAGATGCAATGGCTTTTTGTAGTCCTGGGGGAAGTTTTTTCTGCTTGTCTGAAAGGCCTTTTTTATCTGCGGGCTTGTCGTTACCTTTTTCACCAGCAGCTTTTTTCATTGGCTCTTTCTTGTCGCCGTCTTTGTCAATGTCTAGGAAGTCTGGCTTGGCACCTTCTGCCATCTTTTCTTTCTTGGCCATTTTCTTTTTCTTGTCAGCAGCTTCTTCTTTCTTGGCTTCGACCATCTTCATGAACTTGCTTTTAAATTCTGGTTCTACACTTTCTTTCTTGGCTTTCTTCTTTGGCTTGTCATCTTCGTCATCGGCTTCTTTTTCTTCACTACCGCCATAGGCCTTGCTGCTCTTGTGAACAATGCCTGTTTTTGTTTTTTCAACAGTGCCAGTAGCGATGTTTTTCTTATCGCCTACTTTCATGTCGCTCTCTTCTTTGACATCTTCTTCAGCTTTCTTTTTAGCTTCAGCAACGTAAGTAGTGCGGCCGCTTAGAACACGCAGTTGTGCGTCTTCGTTTAGTTGCACAGATTTTGGCAGCTCTGGTGCTTTTGGAGTATCGATCTTACCGTCGATACTTTCTATTTTGCTGATTAACGATTTGAAGTCCATGTTCACATTCCTAAAAGTGTATTATATATTTATCTTTTTACTAAAGACCCGCCAGTTAACAGATTAGTTCCTTTGAGATCTAATGCGTTTTTTGCGGTTCCGTCTTTGTTTTTTGCCGTTTTTCCGGGTTTATTTTTGTATACCGCACCTATAGCTACGTTACCAGCACTGGTAGCGCCTGCTGTTGCTGATTCTACAATTTCACGTATTTTCATACTATTATTTATTCTTCTTAGCACGACCTGCTTTCATGTTAGCTAGCCAGTGCGCTAGTTGTCCTTTGCGCCCGCCTTGTTTCGCAGTTTTACGTAGACTACTTACTGATGCTTTGGTATTAATGCCGTGTCGTTTGCTGTCGCCTTTGTCCTGAGGATTCTTGCCATCCGCAAAGTTTTCTCCTACACCTCCACCATCTCCTCCACCATCTCCACTATAACCTACAGCATAGCCATAACCGCCGTAAGGACCCGGACCGTAAGCAGCCCAACGTGGCTTTTTACGTTTCTTTTTTCTTTCAACTATAAATTCACTTGCTCTCATACTGGGCTATAAGGATTCTTTGGAGTGTCGTATCCGTCATCATCTGG